ATGCCGCCTGCCTTTGTGTTCAGGATTTGCTGGGCAATTTCCGTTGCGTCGCCGCCCTCGACCACAACTTCGATGCTGTGCGGCCACCGGCCGGCAGAATCGACTTCATTTGTGCAGTTTTCATAGGGAGCTACGCTCACCACACCCTGCACATTCTTCAGAATGGCGCTCTTGATGCTTTCCAGCATGGCAGACGAGCGGTTGTAGATTTTGTTCGTGTAGGACTTTCTGAACTCCACATCACTCTCTGCGAGCTGACCGGCAACATAGCTTCCCACGTTGACCACGGACTCCATGCCCGGAACAGCTTTCGTGATCTTCGTGATTACGCCGTTCGGAATGAAGATGTCGCCCGGCTCGGCAGTCTCAAATGTGACGATGCTGCCCACAGAAGCAGTGGTCAGGTTTTCTGACAGGACCAGCGTATTGGAGCTGGTTTTATCGACCGCCTCGATCACGATGGTGTCGTTGATGACCGTCACATGGAAGTCCTTATCCGTGATGGCTGTTCCCAGAGCCTCTAGGGCTTCGCTGGTGCTTTGTTTTGGGTCAGGGGTGATGGTGTATAGGTTTCCGTTAAGAGCCACCCCAAGGGCCGTTGTAGCCGCCGGTGATGCAAGGATAACGGTGGCCTTGTTGAAGGATGCTCTCGTGATCTCTGCGTCTGCGCTGGAAACAAGGTTCGTGGCCGGGCTGGTGTCGGATGCAATCGACGTGCCGACCGGAATAGCCGTACCGTCCACGCCGGTACAGAGGATGCTGTAGTAGGACTTTGCAGCCATTCCGCGCGTGGAGCCGCCGAACTGCGCTGCATAGTCAAGGCTCACTCCGGTCGCGCTGGAAACGTACTCCGAGTGATACACATCCACGCCAAATTCCCACAGCTCTGCGATTTCATCTGCTACATTGGTCAGCAGGTGATTCAGCAAAGACTGTGGGTTCTGGCGGGTGTTCACGCCGAGGCGGGCCGACATTCGTTCGTGCATATCATCGAGGATTGCATCCAGACGTTTCGGGTTAGGTCCCTGCGGTGTTAAGCCATATTTTGCCACGGTATTCTGATCTCCTCTCTGAACCTGTCTTCGTCCGTAGTAAACGAGATCGCAACGGACGCACTGCGGTTCTTTTTGTCAATGTCAAACGAAATATCCGTCACATCCTTCACTCCATCGACAGACATCACGGTTTCCCGGATAAGATGCCGGAGTTTGGACTCATTCGGATTTTTGACCAGCAGGTTCTCAAAGTACGGAAAGCCGAGCGAAGGCATCAGCCGCCACTCTCCAAAGAACCAGAGCAAACGAATACGGACAGCCTGTACGATGCTGTCCGTAGCTGAAATGTCGCCTGCCGCCGAGAGTTCTAAGTCCCCGGTGGCATCGAGCTTCAGGTCTATCACGCTTTTCCCTCCTTTACTGCGGCTTCCCGGTCATGCCGCCGCTGTCGCCCCTGTGGACGTGGTTTGCAAGGCTGATACTGCCGTTGGATGCCTTGACATCATCCCTTGCGGTGATGCCACCCTTGACCGTGAGCTTTCCGGTGATGTCCACGCCGTCGGGTGAAATTGCCAGCACCGTGCCGCCGACTGTGATCTGCACAAGGCTCGGCTCCACTTTGACCTTGGCCGAACCGAGAGTCAGTTCTGCGGTCTTGGGCGTGATCTTGGCTTTTGTGTCGCCTGCGGCAATGGCTACGGCATCCTCATCACAGGCCAGCTTCATGGTGCTGTTACCGCCAGATGTGAGGTTTGGAATGGCAATGGCGTTGGTCAAGTCGAACTTCAGTTTGGTGTCAGTTTCCTTGCCGTACATCCAGTAATCGAGCGCCTGCTCACTGAAAACCAGCAGGCATCCATCGCCTTTCTTGATGGGCCATGCAATGGTGACGTTTTTGCTCTGCGGGAACATGACCGGGACGCCTGAGATTTCTGGAAAGTCCATCGTGCTGCCATCGGGCTTTGTGAACTTTGCTTTCGGTAACACGGTGGCGACGCCCTTGCCCGGGTCGTAGCTTTTTATCTCGCCCGGCAGAGCCGTGTGCATATCCTCCGTCGCGCTGCGGGCGCTTTTATTGATTTGGTCAACAAACTCCTGCATCATTTTTGCTTCACCTCCAGCAGGCGGGCCGTGCAGCTCCATGAACCTTCCATATTGTCGCCCTCAATCCGCACCGAGTAGACCCGGAAATAGCCCTTGACTACTTTGCTGTTCAGGTACACATAATCGTCCAGTCCGATTGCGGCGTTCATCAGGTACTCCACGTCCCAGCCGTAGCTGTACCCCTTGTCCTCATTGGAGATTTGGACACGCTCTGGGAGGCCCAGCAGGCCCTTTTCTGCCGAAAGCTCATACACCTCGCGGCTCATCGTATCGCCCGGCTTTTTGACCTGTAAGACGCCGTTGTTGATGCTCCACGTCAATCCGCTGGTTTCGCAGGCTTTCGTCAGCACATTTCTTGCCGGGCCAACATAGCTGTAGCCATTCGGGATGTCCTTGAACTCTGCGTTGTAGGAGAAAGAAACCGTCACGCCCATCTGGTCTGCGGTGTCCTGTATCAGGGTCTTGCAGTTTACAGCCCCGGCATAGCTTACGGAAACGTAGGTGTCGCGGACTTCAATGCGGTTATCCACCAGCTCGATCTCCGTTGACCTGTCTGCTCCGTCAGCCTTTGTCGTGGCAAATGTGACCACGCCGGTGAAGATGAGCGGACGTGTATCGCCATACCCTGCATGGAGTACGACCACGCAGTCGTTTTTTCTCAGTTCTGCAAGGTGTTCGTCGCTCAGATTCCAGATAGTCACTTTGGCCGTATTCTGGCTGTTGGTGTCGGCCTTTTCTACCGAAAACGAAATGTGCAGCGGTCGCTTGCCGCTGCCAATTTCAAACCCGGTCGAGCCTGCCTTGCCCGCCGCCAGCCGGTACTGCCTGTCGAAATTTTCCACGGCATTCTCCCCTTTCGATGGCAACAAAAAAGGCTGCGTTTCCGCAGCCCTGAAGGTTTCCTCTTATCAACTCACTCCTTTGTTCTTGAAAGAAGCCCGCTGACGTGATATAATCACAGAAACGGAACTTCTTTGGATGTTTCCGGGCAAGAGATTGGAACCAGCGGTGCTTTCTGACGGCTTACCGCTGGTTCTTTTTTTGTTTGCCCGGTTCACATCTTCATTCTTACCTACCGTTCTGGTAATACAATGAAAGTGACCAATGATATGAGCGTTTTTCAAAAGTTTCTCGTTTTGGTCAGTCCGAGGACTGTCCGGCGGACAATCCAACGGATTCTGTGTAAAATCGGCCATTTTGAGCAACATTCATCCCAAAACCTCTGAAAAGCCTCTGATTAAACCCGGACTTTACCAGTAAAAGTATATGGAAATTTGTCTGGAACCTTCTGAGAACGAATTGTCAAACCCGCTATCGAAGATTTGTTCAAAATGAGAATTGATTTTACCGGATGATTTGTTCCAGCATCATGCCGGGACAAACACAAAACGAGCCGTCCCATCGGCAAAATCCTGCCGACCGACGCTCTCCTTTTCGGTCAGGACAGCGAAGATGCCGCTGGGCATATCATCCCGGCCGAACAGCAGGTTGAGCGGAAACTGCGGGACCATCTTGACACCAAGTAGCAGTGGCGTTCCGAGTGAATCCATCACTCCGAGCATCCAGTAGCCGCCGGTGTCATTCCATGTGAATCGCAGTTGATACAGCCTGCTTTGGAGGGAAACTTTGACAACGCTGTCGTTCATGTCCGGGACTTCGATGACGAAGTAGTCCACGAACGCCCTCCTTATCCCAGTAAGCCGAAACTGCTGGCAGCGTTATAGAGAACGGAACCTCTGCTAGAGCTGGACGAAGAACCTGATGCAGAGGAGCCGCCGGACGAGCTGCTTCCTGCCGTACTTGCGGCGGTTGTGCTTGCTTTTCCAGCGGCTTTTGCTGTTTTGCCCGACTTGCCGTAGCTGGCCGGGATTTCTGCGGTGGCTGTTTCCGTCACCTCGATCTTCTTGAAGGCTATCGGAATCTCACGGGCGTAGCCGACCTCCACAGACTTCTTGATGTTCATGCTTGTAATCACCATGTTGGAATACACGCAGTCAGTGGTCGTGACTTCGAGAATCTTCTTGGCGAAATACAGGTCCTTCAGCCGACGAACAACACCCTCCGTTTTTCCGGGGCCGGAGCCTGTACGTTCCCGCCATGTCACCGGTGTATCGGTCACATAGAGCGTCATGTTCAGGGTGTCGGCTTTCAGCACGATGGTGTCGCTTACACTGAAGCCCTTTTCGGTCGGGTACTCAGGCACATCCGCTTCATAGCCTTCTTCGGAGTCGATCAGGGCATCAAACTCGATGTCATCGACGCTGACGGGCTGTTTTGCTCTTGCCATGTACTCTCACCTACTTTGCAAATGCCAGCGCACGGGCCATCTCGCCGGTAGCATCGCCTGCGGCCTTATCCATAGCCTCAGAACTCTTTTGCTGCCCGGCGCGGTCGCCGTTGAACTGGTTGTTGATGTTTACGTTCTGGGTCACAGTGCGTCCACCGGTCGTTCTGCCGGTTGCGCCCCGCCCGGTAGCTTTGGAAACCACATTGGCCTTGGCGATGACCGACATTTCGCCGGTCATGCCTTCCAGTGCATCCTTCACCTTCTTCTTGCCGGAAGTGATGCCCGATGCCATCAGGTCGATCATGTCCGGCATATAGGTGTGGAAGTCGCTCAGGGGGCCATCCTCCGGCTCCGAGAAGCCGAGGAACGACTTGATCTTATCGGCTACGCCTTTTACAGCCTCGCCTACACGACCTACCGCAGACTGGATGCCTGATACGATGCCGTCGATGATGTCGGAGCCCCACTTCAGGGCTTCAGCCGGGAGAGATGTTATCCAGTCGATGGCCGCTTGGATGCCTGTCACAATGGCATCGCGGACGTTGC